AAAAACATCAACTACAATATGGGGGAGTAACTTAAAAATAAAACCGAAAGAGGCTGGATGGTCTGGCGGTAGTCTGTAAAACTATTTTTTGTTGGTTCGATTCCAACCTTTCGGACATTTGGTATACTGTATTTAGTTATTTAAGTAAAAGTATGAATAAAGCGTGGAAAGATTTAGAAACAAAAAAAACAGTTAAATCTTGGGAAAGAAATAATCCTACACAAATTCCTAGAAAAGAATGGGAATATCTACTTGGAGTATTGCATGGAGATGGATATCTGTACAAAAATTCGATGTCTATCGCAATCGGGTACAATGCGAAAAGCTTTTTATATAACATCAAAAATATAATAGAAAAAAACTTTGGACTTAGAGTAAAAATTTACAGCCGCAAAAGTGCTTATTATTTATTTGTCAACAGTAAAACATTTGTCGAAACTTTCAAAAAATATAAACGTAAAGGATTATGGATATTGCCTATCTTAAAATATCCTGCTGCGTACTTGTCGGGATTAATAGATACTGATGGCTCTATTGTAAAGATGAAAGACGGAAAATTAAGTGGATTTAGGGTATCTATTTACCAAAAATCTAATGGCAATCTACATCAAGTTCTTCCTTTATTTAAAAGACTTGGAATTAGATACAAATTTACAGAAAACTATAAATATACCAATAAACTCGGGACATTTATGATAGACACCGTGATAATTAGAGGAAAGGATGATATTTGTCTATTAGCATCTAAAATAAATTTGTTATATACAAAAAAAGCAAATCGTTTAAAGAAAGCGGTTATAAAATATAAAACAATGCACCCCAAGCGCATAAATGGCGTTTTAGAAAAACAAATTACCCAATGTATCAAAAAAGGAATTGTTAATAGTAAACAGTTAATAAAAAAATTAAATCTTACATCGGGAAATTTTGGATGGCAAGTTCAACATCTTATGAAAAAAGATATTATTGGAAGAAATAAAATAGATAAATCATATAATTATTATTTGTTATCTTAATTATGTCTACTGCTTGGAAGTCACTCGAAAAAACAACAGCAAAAATACTTAAAGGGAGAAGAATTATTCGAGCGTCTTATAGTCAAAAAAGCCCAGATGTTGCATTGGATGATTTTCCGTCTTTCAAAATTGATACCAAAAGATATAAACGGTTTAGAGCCTTTTCTCTCTATGAAGAAGTCAAAAAAAGATATTGTGAAAAACCTGGTGATGAAACAATTTTAGTTCTGAGACAACACAATAAAGTCACCAAATTAGCCGTAATAGATTTAAACCTTTTAGCCAAACTATTAGATTTTGTTAGAGAAAATAAAGGAGAAACTCTTTTTGAATAATACGACTACCATAGCTATAATCGGACATACTGGAAAGGTTGGTACACAAGTTTATCAATGGTTTAAAAAAAGTATTCATCCTAAATATAAAGTAATGGGATTATCTTTAGATAGACAATCATATAATTGGGAAGAGATTAACCGAAAGGCTGATTATATTTTTATCACAGTACCGACACCTTTCGATTGGAAAACTAATGAATATAAAACAAATATAGTTGAAGATGTTTTAGACAAAATTACTGGAAACAAAAAAGTAATTATCAAATCAACGATTGTTCCAGGAACAACTGAAAGACTGCAAAAGAAATACCCCAAACTGTTTATATTATTTAATCCTGAATTTTTAAGTGAAAAAACAGCAAAATCAGATTTTATTAACCCCGATAGGCAAATAATTGGATTTACAAAAAAAAGTTATCCGTATGCCCAAGAAGTCCTACATTTACTCCCACAAAGTCCTTATGGTGTAATATGCACGACAAGCGAGGCCGAAATTGCTAAATATGTCAATAATTTTCACGGAGCATTAATGGTTACGTTCTCTAACTTTTTCTATGATATTTGTCAAAAACTTAATGCCGATTTCGACGTTGTTAAGGGCGCTTCAACTGCATCTAAGTGGGTTGGTTCACCAATGGGTAGAATGTATTGGGAAATATTCCATAAAGGAAAAAGGGGTTATGGTGGTACTTGTTTTCCAAAAGATATTAATAGTTTGATTAGTTGGTGTAAAGAGAATAAAATTGATACTGAAGTAATTGAAGCAACACAAAAAGCTAACTCTCGTTTATTAAAAAGTCAGGGTCTGACCGAAAAACTTTTAGAAAAAAGATAATGAAAGTAAAAAATATATCAGTCAAAAAAATATATAAGGCTAAGTATAATCCACGGACAATTTACGATAAAGAATTTCAGGACTTGGTTACTTCTATTAAAGAATTCGGGTTTGTTGAACCAATCGTTGTTAATACCAGAGAACACACCGCCTTTAAGGGGCACAAATGGACAATCGTTGGAGGACATCAAAGATACGAGGCTGCGAAAAAATTAGGTCACAAAGAAGTCCCTGTTATTTTTGTTAATCTCACACCACAAAAAGAAAAAATTCTTAATTTGGCATTAAATAAAATATCGGGACAATTTGATATTCCTGAATTGGCAGAAGTATTGCATGATCTTGTTAAAGTAAATCAAATATCAGAAGAAGACATTTTAGGGTTTTCTCATGAAGAAATAAATTCAATATTAGATACGGTTATGTCTGTTGACGATATAAGTGAACCAGAAATGGATGAGAATATAAAATTAACAAACAGATGTCCAAAATGTGGGTACGCTTGGTAAATACAACATAATGAAAACTTTCAAAAAAAAGCCTACCGTGATTTCTTTATTTGCGGGCGGTGGAGGATCGTCCCTTGGTTATCATCAAGCAGGGTTCAAAGAATTACTTGCTATAGATTTCGATGATAACGCCGTGAAAACATTTGAAGCAAATTTTGATACGCCAATATGGAAAAGAGACATAAGAAAGGTTACTAGTGGAGAAATATTGAAGTTTAGTGGTTTAAAAAAGGGTGAATTGGACTTGCTAGACGGTTCGCCACCATGTCAAGGTTTTTCTACGGCTGGCAAAAGAATATTAGTCGATAAAAGAAACGAATTATATGCCGAATTTCTAAGACTTGTCAATGAATTGCAACCGAAAGTTTTTGTAATGGAAAATGTAAAAGGTTTAGTTATCGGTTCAATGAAAGGGAAATTCAAAGAAATCATGTTAGCGGCTAAGGCGACAAATTATAGTGTCAGATGCAAATTGATGAATAGTAAACATTATGGAGTTGCCCAATCTAGAGAAAGATTAATATGGATAGGAGTCAGAAAAGACATTAAAATTGAATCAAGTTTTCCTAAACCGTCTTCTCGGATATCGTCTATTCTTTCTGTTATTAACGGGATAACAACAAAAACGTGCATATGGTTAAAACCAGAATGGTACACATATAAAATGTGGTACGCAACAAAAATCGGTTCTAGTTTTGCGAGATCTGCTGGTAAAAAAAGTGGATATTCTTTTTGCAAACCGAATCCGTATAAACCGTGTCCGACAATTCAAAAATCGTTGAGAATAGGCAACAGGCAATGGGGGGCATTTGTACATTGGAAGGAACAGAGAACATTGAGTATAGAAGAAATAAAAAGAATATCAAGTTTTCCAAATGACTTTGTTCTTTCTGGAAACATAACAAAACAATGGGCAATAATAGGAAATTCTGTAATGCCTAAGTTTATGTATAATATAGCAAAACATATAAAAAGAAAAATATTATGGCAAAACCAAGTAAACCATTAAAGCCCGCTAATGAAATAATAGTTGAAGCTCAAAATGTTGATCCCGACAATTTCAATAAAATAGCTTTGCGTAGAGGCAAAGTTAGAGAGCTTATGAGAATGGGATATGGGCCTTATCAAATATTTCGTATTTTAGAAAAAGGAATTAAGGTTGACAAAAATCAGACTGTTAAAGTCCCAACATCAGTAGCGGGAGTAACAAATGATATAGAATATATTAGACAGGATGATTTAGCCCAAGATGTTAACTTTGGTGAAAAAAGAGCTGAAATTAGAGACAAACTTGATTTCTTATATCAGAGAGCCATACAAGAATATTTAAAAGCTAAAGGTGCAACTAGAGCCACATTCATGAACACATCTTTATCAATTTTAGGTAAAATAATGGATATGGAGGGGATTAAATCTCCTGAAAATTTAAATGTTAATCTAAATGCAGAAGCCAAAATAGCACAATTTTCTGCAGAAATACATAAATTAAGCAAAGATGACAAATCTACTATTCTCGCCGCAATTCACAAAATTCGTGAACAGCGCAAACCTGGAGGAGCTGGAAACGCTGGAGTTTTTAACGAAACATCCAAAGTACCAACACAAACCAGCAACGATGAAGGAGTTCCTAGAGAATCCTAAATTCGTTACTAAACAAGACGGGCCGAGACCACATAATAAACAATTACTTATAGATATATTTGACAGTTCTAGTAACTGGGAAGAATTTGAAAACTTGGGAAAATATGAAGAAGTTTTATATATTGCGGGGATTGGTTCTGGTAAATCTTATGTTTCTTCAATGGCGATTGTTTATATCCTTCATCGCCTTTTATGTTTAAGAAACCCTCAAAAGTATTTTAAGTTTGCTAAGGGTACTAAAATTGCTTTCGTCAATATTTCTAAATCGTTCAGTCAAGCTAAAGACATTGTTTTTGGTGAAATTAAAAATAGAATAGACAACAATCAATGGTTTCAAAACTTTTACCCATCTGATCCACGCATTAAATCAAAGATACGAATGCCTAAAAACATTTTCATATTGCCATTAGGATCTAACGAAGAATCACCATTGGGATATAACATTTTCGGTTCAGTTATCGATGAAGCATCTTTTCATACATTAACCAAAGATAGGGACTATGCCGAAGAATCGTATAACCAAATTAAAAAACGTATTCGATCCCGTTTCTTTAGTAAAGGAAAAATGTTTATTATTACTTCTCCACGGTATGTTTATGACTTTGCTGAAACAAAGTTCGAAGAAGAAAAAGACAATCCTAGAGTATTAAGAAGAAGAACTCCTTTGTGGGAAGCCATGCCCGCAGAAATGTTTAGTGGTGAAAAATTTGATTTAAGTAAATATTTATCTAAAAAAGGAAAGGGGATAATGGTACCAGTCGAATATGAAAACGAGTTTCAACAAAACCCAGAAAGAGCAATGAGAGATTATGGCGCTCAACCATCCATGGCTATTCAAGGATTCTTTAACAATCCAGAAGTACTGAACAGTAACGCTAATTACAATCGGAAACATCCAATAAGTCTCAAAACAGGAGAATTTTCAGAATGGTTTTATAACCATAAGGGTAGTGAAAATTTCGATACTGATAAAAGATTTATCCATATCGATTTAGGACTTAACAGAGAAGGTAAAGGAGACTGTGCTGGTTTTGCGATGGGTAAATTTAACGGATGGAAAGATGTCAAAAGTATTAAAGGCGAAATAGAAAAACGCCCTAAAATATTTATCGATTTAATGATGCAAATAAAAGCGGGGCCCAAAGATGAAATCCAATTTGAAGATGTTAGGCAAATAATTTATAAACTAAAAGATATCGGGTACAATATTCATCTTATTACTTTTGATGGTTGGCAATCAGTTGATTCTGTTCAAACATTAAAATCTGCTGGATTTAATGCCGACTTCTTTTCAGTAGATCGTAATCCTGAATCATACTACACACTCAAAGCGGCTGTTTTAGATAAACGATTAGATTATTATTATTACAAACCTCTAATTACCGAACTACAACAATTGGAAGAAATCAAAGGAATGAAGATTGACCATCCACGACAAGGAAGTAAGGATGTCGCTGATGCAGTAGCAGGCGTCTGTTATCAATGTGGAAAGGGCACACCTGGTTATGGTTTTAAAGTAGTAGGCAAATAATTGCTTTTCTTTCCAAAAAAAGGTATATTTTATAAAGAAATCAATTTTTCTTAAAAAAAACTATGAAAATACCCAAATTTTTAGAAAAAGCCGTTCTAAATAGCGATAATGTTAAAGCAAAGATTGAGGAAGCTAAAAAGAAAAGCGAGACTGATACATCAAAAGGTTTAAATCAAAAACTAACAACACAATACAACAAAGAGATCGTAAAAGAAGTTAACAAAGCATTAAAAGCCGCTAAAAAGGATTGGTCTTTTGAAACCGTTAAGGCAATCGATAACCAATTTCATCGCCCTCGTAAGTATATTTCTACTTCGGGTGGTACAGAAACCTTTATGGCTAATATTTTATTGTCTGGGAAAAACTACGGTACATTGTCAACATTATTTAGCGATTCTCCTGGTTCAATTCAATGTGCAACAAGAATCAAAGAAGCCGTGTTGGGTGGTGGGTATGTAATTAAACCAAGTGTCGGAGGCAAAAAGGGTTCTAAAAAAGACTTAAAAAGATTGATTGACTTTTTTGATAATCCGAATCCTGATGACACAATCGAAACATTACTTGGTGTTTGTATTGAAAACTATCTTGCTTATGGAGATTTTTATTTAGAGAAAGTCCCAACAAAAAGAAGCGCCAATAGCAAAAGTAAAACAATGGAAGTAGCTGAACTTTACAATCTTGATCCAACAACGATGACGATTTTGGTTGATGCCGAAAAAAAGAAAAAAGGGGTAATAGAGAAAGTAGGATATAAAAGAAAGACAACTCAAAACAAATCCGTTGTATATACGCTGGATGAGATTTTTCACGGTAAAAGACCAAGTCGCAGAGCTTCTTTATATGGTAGGGCCGTTTTAGAA